TATAAAGTATACCTATGGGTATATTGTCTGCTTTGGGTATAAATAAAAAAACGGATTCCGTTCAAGCGCAGTATGCCCCAGCAATTATGGACACAGCTTATGGCTATGGTTCATTTACAACTGGTGTCGGTAATTTTCCTGGTGGATTAGATCGCAACCTGGCGATGCAAGTACCAGCGGTTAGCCGTTGCAGAAATCTTATTGCTGGTGTAGTTTCCTATTTGCCATTAAAACTTTACAAAAAGTCTAATGGTGAGGAGTTGGGGAACCCTCTTTGGCTCGATCAACCAGACTATCGGCAACCAAGATCCGTCACTTTATCCTGGACTGTCGATAGTTTGTTGTTTTATGGTGTTGCATATTGGCGTGTTACAGAATTATATGCAGACGATTTAAGACCATCACGATTTGAGTGGATCGCCAATAACCGAGTTACATTTACTACAAATAAGTTTGGCACAGAAGTTAGCGCTTATTATGTTGATGGTGTTGATGCACCTATGTCTGGTATTGGATCACTAGTTACATTCCAGGGTTTAACACAAGGCGTATTACAAACTGCATCACGCACAATACAAAGCGCATTAGACATTGAAAAGGCTGCAGCTGTATCTGCACAAACCCCAATGCCATCTGGCTACATTAAAAACACTGGCGCAGATTTGCCAGAGCAGCAAGTATCAGGATTATTAGCACAATGGAAGCAAAGCCGACTAAATAGATCAACAGCATATTTAACATCTACTTTATCTTATGAAACTACAGGATTCTCTCCTAAAGACATGATGTATAACGAAGCACAACAATACTTGGCAACTCAAATTGCTAGAGCAATGAACGTACCCGCTTATTACATCTCAGCGGATATGAATAATTCAATGACTTACCAAAACATTATTGATGGCCGTAAAGAATTTGTTGCTTACTCACTGCAACCATTTATCTGTGCTATTGAAGATCGATTATCTATGGATGATATAACCCCACGTGGTCACGTTGTTAAGTTTGCTATTGAGGAATCATTCCTACGTGCTGACACAATGAAGCGCCTAGAAGCAATAGAGAAAATGTTGGCACTTGGCTTGATAGATGTAGAAGATGCCAAAGAGATGGAAAGCCTAACACCTAACGGAAGAGAAACAGAAGATGATACTTACATTCAGTAGCCAGGTAGAAGCTGCCGATACAGAGCGCAGAGTTATTGCTGGCAAGATCGTGCCATTTGAAGAGGTAGGTAATACTTCTGTAGGTAAAGTGGTTTTTGCTAAAGGCTCAATCGAGATAGGCGACCCAGGTAAGGTCAAGATGCTTATGCAGCACAGCGCTGAGCGCCCTATTGGAAGAATGCAAAAATTTAACCAAGCAGAAGATGGCATTTACGCATCATTTAAAATTAGCGCATCAATGCAGGGCCAAGATGCTTTAATCCTTGCAGGTGAACAGTTAATCGATGGTTTGTCAGTTGGCGTAGATGTAAACAAGTCAATTCAGAAAAAAGATTATTTATATGTGACTAGCGCAACTTTAAAAGAAGTTAGCCTAGTCGAATCGCCTGCATTCAGTGCAGCGCAAGTAACTAAAGTTGCTGCTAGCGAAAGCGAAGCAGAGACACCAATCGAAACTAAAGAAAGCGAGGCTCCTGTGGAAGATTTAGCAACAGCGCCACAAGAAGCAAAGGCAGAGGCTGCTACTCCTACAGTAGAAGCCGCACGCCCAGTAATTACAGCACCACTTATTCAATCAACTATTCGTACGCCAATTACATCTATGGCTGCTTACACAGAGCACAAGATTAAGGCTGCATTAGGTAATGATGATTCAAAGCTATATGTAACAGCAGCGGATGATGCGTTTTCAAATAACGGCGCATTCAATCCAACACAATATCTAGCCGAGTTTGTAACTAACACACGCTTTGGCACACCAGCTATTGATGCCTGTTCACAAGGTGTATTACCACCAAACGGGCTTACTATCAACGTGCCTTCACTTGTTACTAGCTCAGGTGGCGGAACAGGTGTAGCACCAGTAGTTACTGTAGAAGCCGAAGGTGGCGCAGTACAAAATACTGGCATGGAAACAAACTATTTATCAGCAACAGTATCTAAGTACAGTGGCATGAATACGCTATCGATTGAGCTTCTAGAAAGAGCGGGATATCCTGGTTTTTATGAGGAATTAACCAATCAATTAACACAAGCTTATTTAAAAACACTTGATACAACAGTATTAACTGCACTTCTTGCAGCTGGTATGAATGGTACAAATACAACTGCTGATCTAGATGGTATTGTCGCATTTACTACAGAAGGCGCACGTACTATCTACTCAAACACAGGTTACTTTGCACAGAATTACATCGCTAACCCAGCACAATGGGGAGCGTTAATTGGTGCACAAGATACAACAAAGCGCCCAGTATTTAATGCGCTACAACCTATGAACGCTGCTGGTCAAGTTGGCCCACAATCAATTCGTGGATCTGTACTTGGATTAGACTTGTACGTGGACAAAAATTTCTCAGCTTCCACATTTGATGATGATTCTGCTGTGATCCTTGCACCAGAAGCATTCACAGTTTATCGTTCAGCACAAAATTTCATGAGCGTAAACGTAGTTTCAAATCTACAGGTACAGGTTGCAATTTATGGATACATGGCAACATTAGCCAAAATGCCTAACGGAATTATCAAGTACAAGAAGACCTGATAAGACCTAACAACCGATAAGTAATCCCCTGGGGTTTAGTAGCCCTAGCCCTGGGGGAGTTTTTTAAGAGAGGAATACAATGCCAGCCGTCTACGTGACCACAGCTGAATTACGCTCGAATCTTGGGATCGGCACTTTGTATACCGATGCAACAGTAGAAGAAGTTTGCCAAACTGCAGAAGATTTAATTAACCAGTATCTATGGTTTAACACTGCCCCAGTAGTAGGCACAGCATTACAAGATAACGTGGCAACACTTATGCTTGCTAATCCAAACGCATTTGTTGCGACCCAATCAATAGTGGTAAGTGGCTGCGGTGCCACATTTAACGGCACGCACACAATCACTGGCACAATACCGCCAAGCACAGGTACAACTAGCCTTATTCCAGTATTTATGTATCAATATGGCCAAGTTAATTATCCTAGTGGGTATTCATTTGTGCAGTATGCAAGGACAGCTGCAAACCAAACATTTCACAAGGTAGTACCTTATGGCGTGGCCACTGGCCCAGATCACAAGACCCAATCTTATGCGACAACCCCAGCAATACGTGAGGCAGCGATGATCGTTGCTGTAGACATCTGGCAAGCAAGACAAGTTAGCCAGACTGGTGGGGTCGGTATGGATGGGATCTCTGCCAGCCCTTATCGGATGGGTTATCAGCTGATTAACCGAGTGCGTGGTCTCATCCAGCCTTATTCAAGTCCAGCATCACTGGTCGGCTAATGGCAGCAATAAGCACTTTACGTGGCACGCTGGCAACCGCCCTTACAAATAATGGCGTGTGGTCTGTTTTTAGTTTTCCGCCCGAAACTTTGCTTGCAAATAGCGTGGTTGTAACTGTGGCAGATCCCTACATAATTCCTAACAATAATAGTCAGACTGCTATTGCGCCCCTGGCTAATTTTAAGATTTTGATGACTAAGCCAGCATTTGATAATCAAGGCGCACTAATTGGCATGGAAGATTTTATTGTGGCAGTAGTAACTAAACTAGCGGCATCAACCCTGGTTTACAACATATCAAGTGTCTCCGCTCCAGCTATAACTAACGCAGCTAGTGGAGATTTATTAACATCAGAAATAACTGTATCAATCCTAACGAGCTGGAGTTAAAATGAGCACACAAGCAGAAGACTTAGCCTTCTTAATTAAGACAGGCCAGATCAAAGAAGCACCAAAACCAACTGCACAAACAAAGAAAGATGAGGAATAACAATGGCAATCTATTTAAATAACAATGTTGGTGTTAAGTTGGCAACAGCAGCAGCCAAGACAACACCTTCTATCGATATTTCTGCATATGTAACCAACGCAGTAATTAACCAAGTAGCGGATGAGCTAGAAGTAACAGCTATGGGCGACACAGCCCACAAGTTTGTGGCTGGCCTACAATCTGGCACTTTGACACTTGATTTTATTAATGACTGGGCATCTGCTCAGGTTATGCAAACCCTTAACGATTGCTTTGGAGCAACTATCTCTGTTTCAATGATTACAGTTAAAGGCACAGCAGTATCAGCAGCGAACCCATCTTACCAATTCTCAATCTTGGTAAATAACCTAACCCCACTGGGTCAAGGCGGCGTGGCTGAGATTGCTACCTCTTCAGTAACATTTACTATAAACTCCGCAGTAACAGTGTCCCCATCGGTGGCATTCTAACTAAGGAGTAATAATGGCAAAGCTAAAGATAACAAGGGCTAATGGAGAAGTATCAGATCACAAGATAACTCCAGGTGTTGAGTACGCTTTTGAATTGAAGTATGGATCAGGTATTAGCAAAGTCTTGCGTGAGCACGAAAGGCAGACCGAGATATTCTGGTTGGCTTATGAATGCTTACGCAGGGCTGGCGCACAAATACCTTTATGGGGATCTGAGTTTATTGACA